AAGTCCTCCAGAGAATTTATTGAAACCAGAACTGGATCAAGCAACCGCTCAAGCAACTGCGAATAAAGAAGAGTGTGTTCCGGGCATATTCCCAATATTGGTTTTAATGCCAAATGGTTGTATTAAAGCAAGTGATAGAGTTTATGCTTCTTGTAGTAATGCAGCTACTGGGATTGGAATTGGCAATCTAAATATAGAAGCATGTGCTCCGGGTGATGATCAGTGTTCTGGAGGGTTACCTCTTAGTTGAAAATAATTATTTAGGAGTTTTAATGGCAATTGTGTTAAAAGGTCTTCCGTTTCCGGTGTCAAAAAATCCTTTAGGATTTTTTTACACTCAATTAGGACCAAGAAATATTAAAAGTGATTTAATCCAGTTAATTTTGACTAATCCCGGTGATAGAGTCATGTTGTCTCAATTTGGCACACCTTTGCGTAAATTTTTTTACGAGCCTAATAACGAGGTAACAAGATCAGCTATAACTGAAGCGATTACGAATGCAATTGCTACATGGGAACCAAGAATTACTGTTAAGTCGATTGTTGTCGCTAATTTATCTGAAAGTGATAAAGAGGAAGGAACTTATACAAATCAGAATGGAGTCTTGGTAAAAATTAACTATATAAATCCAGAGCAAATCAATGTTGTTGAAAATTTAATTTTAGCAATACCATTTGAAGGGGGCTGATTTGGAAAAATGTCCGTTTGATTTAAAGCCATACAAACTTGGTGCTAATAACACAAGACCTCAAATATTTTCCTTAAATTATACTAATCAAGATTTTTGGTCAATGAAGTCTCGTTTGGTGGCTTATATTAAAGAAAAATTTGGCGCTGAGTTTAATGATTTTGTTGAGTCAAGTCTTGGTATTATGCTTATTGAAAATTGGGCATTTATTGCAGACACTCTTTCATTTAAGACAGATCAAATAGCCAATGAAGTATTTATTGATACGGTTACAGAACTAGAAAATGCTTTGAGATTAGCAAAGCTTGTTGGTTATGAACCTCAACCGCCAATTGCTGGTAAAAGCCTTTGGTCTGCAAGAGTGCAAACGACTTACAATGTTGATTTAGAAATACCAACACCATATCCAGTTGACATATTAAATAACAATGTTACCACAACAATAGAATTGTTTCCTTCTGATTCGTTAAATAGACCTATTTACGATGAAAACATTTACATAAACAATGGAACATTGATCAATAGTAATATTGTTGGATTAGAAGGTAGAACTTATAGTGATGCTTTTGGTGCTGTAGGTGGAACTGATCAGGCATATTTGTTAACTTACAGTCCAGTCTTGCTTGATTCCATTCGTGTAAGCGTTGATGGCACAAAGTGGGATCAAGTCAAATATTTTACTGAATCATCTCCTAGAAGAGAATATAGAATTGAATATAATTCTGATTATTCAGTTTATATTATATTTGGTAACAATAGAGCAGGATACATTCCATCTGCTGGATCTACAATACAAATTGTTTACAGAATAGGTGGTGGACCATCAGGTAACATTGTCAGCAACTTCGTAAATACCCAAACTTTAATACCAATTTCAGGTGAAGTTTACAGTGCGGTTGTCAATTTGACAAATTACACTAAAGGAGAGCATGGATATGCTGGCGAAACGATTGATGATATTAGATATAAACTTCCAATTTACAATCAATCTCAAAATAGATGTGTTTCTGGCAGTGATTACAAAAATTATGCCAATTTATTTGCAACACCTTATAATGGAGTGATGGGTAAAGCAAATGCTGTATTGAGACATTCTGGGTGTAGTTCCAACATTGTTGAACTTTATGTTTTAACAAAAGTAAACAATTTAGATCTAGAAAAATCATCCAGTCAATTTAAATATGAGTTTATGCAACACATAAATGCTAACAAAATGATGACTGATTATCTTAGCATTCTTGATGGCGAAATCATTTTAACTAACATTTCTGTTAATGTGGTAATGGATAAATATTATAAAAAGTTTGAAGATGAAATAAAAACTAATATAACTTCAAGAATTGAAAGTTTCTTTTCAGTAAATAATTGGGATTATGAACAGAATTTAAGAGACATTGATGTTATCAAAGCTCTTTCAGATATGCAACAACCAAGCAGATATGATATTTATTTCACAACAAGCGATCCTGACAACAGTGGAAAAACTGTAAACGCAAGGTATTTTGAGATTATTAGACCAGAAAGTATAGCAATAAGTTTTACCTATGAATAAATTATATACAGATAATCCAAAAGTTAACGATAGAGTCGAGTTTGTATTCTTAACTCCAGATTCTAATAAATGTTACTTTGAAGATCCTTATTACATAGAAAACATAACAATATATTTTATAGAACGCAGTTATGCTTCTACAAATATGCAAGAATATGATAATCAAGTTTCTCAGGAAAATCTTGAAGAAAAATATTTGTATTTTAAAAATATTGCTTGTAATAATCCTTCGGAAGAAAATATCAAGATAGCTAATGATGCTTTGAACGATTGGCAAACAACTATTGTTACAAGTCCTTTTTATTATCAAAATTCTATTATTGTTTACCAACGAGGAAATGCAACTAATCCTTTATGGGTAAGAGGTCAACCTAATACAGATTCTCCTGTTCAGAGTGCTCCAAATAATGAATTTCCATATTGTAGATTTTCTTTTTATTGGGATGCTTTGGGAGTAAGAGAAGGTGACTATTTTATTTGTTACAAATGGAAGCCAAACCCTTCTGGAGACGTTTTAAGCGCACACTTGGGATTTTATCTTTTAAGTGATATTGCAGCGTATACAAGCAATCCAAGTCACAGAACTCCTGAAAATAAATATTATGATTTATTGACTCGTTATTTGCCAGAAATGTACAAAACAACATATTCAAGTGATGACAGAACGCCCGAAATTTTAGACAAACTAAACCAATCGATTAACATTGGTTTTAAAAACATGGAAGATTTGGTCAATCAAATCATTGATCTTCTTGATGCTAATGTTTTACAAGAGCCTTTGTTAATATATCTAGCTAATTTATTTAATTTGAGACTAAGAAGTTCTGACCCAACCAGATGGCGAAAACAAATTAAAAAAGCTGTTCCTCTTAATAAATCTAAAGGAACAATAAGGGCTTTAAAAGAAGCTCTGAATGATGCTGGAATTGAACTTGATAAATTTTCACAACTATGGCAAGTGGGAACCAAATATACTTTTACAGAAAGTTTTGTTTATCTAAATGATAATATTTTTCAACTAGAAAAAGTAAGTTTAGATAAAAATGATATTTATTTTTCTTTTCAAGTAGCGAAGTCTTCTATAAATGGAAATTCTATTGTTATTGATAATTATGAAACATTAGATTTAAGCAATATCACAATTTACACTTCTAACGGCAAATCATATATGAAATATATTGGAAATCCGTTAGGAATTGGGTCTCATTTAAAGATAACATATCAGATAAAAAAATTGCCTGACAATGAAGAGATTCAACTACATGGTTATATATTATCGCTGCCATTAGCTGACACGAGAGATGAAAGATATGTTAAGTATCCAAAAAAAGATTGGAATACACATGTAATTGAGGAAAGCGACCCATTATTTGATATTATTATCAATGTTAAGAATCCGTTTTATGATCCAATAATATTTGGCAAGGTTAGAACTGAATTTCCTTATTCAGAACAAGCATATAATATGGATGAATACAATGGTTCTTTAAGAGACAGTTTTGACCCTAAAAACATTGATAAAGATTTTGTAGAGCCTTGTAGGAACACGATAAGTTCTAGGTTCAACGCTGAGCTTACTATACAAGATTTGTCCAACATTAGATTAACTGAAGCGCAGGAAATTATTGCAGACTATATTCCTTTTCATGCAATATTACATACTTTGCAATTTAATGGATTTATGCAGGATTACATGCTTCCTGCAAATGAAAGTTGGGAAATACTTATAAGGTATAATGGTGCTGAATTTTTGATTTCTGGAGAAATAAGTAATGTATTTAACAGAAATATTATTCCGGGATCTGATCTGTATAATCCTGTGCTTAGAAATTCTTTAGCAAATTCCAGTAGCATTGAATCTGGCACAACAATGGCATTTAATAAAAACATTGTTCTTTTTTGTTCTTCCCAAAATTTACAATCATTGGGGATTAATGTTAATCCGGCAAAAACATTTTTACAAATTTTGTCACCGCACATAAACAGTGGTAATTACACAGTTGAAAATCCTACAAACAACATTGTTGAAGTGATTGAAAGTTTTTCAGAACCATTAAACATAACTGAATTTACATTTATATTATCAAACATAATTATTGCGGACACTAATTTCAATGTTTATGAAGATAACACTTACAGCATTATCGATGAATCTTTTGATTACTTGTATTATCCGATAAAGACTGTACATGACGTAAACAACGGCAATGCTCTTGCTGCATGGAAAGTTGAAATCGTTTTAACTGGTTTTATTTATAATATTAGCAATGTCGTAAATAATAAATTAACTATTGCCAATAATGGAACATTAAGCAATATGCCAGTTGGCGGATTAAACTATAAATTGTTGGACGAAAATAATAATATAATTTTTGAGTCAACGACTGGAATTTATGATGTTTTAAATCGTGGCAGAGTAGTTGTAGATCCCGGTACAGGAGTTACTAATATACAAGAACTTCTGCAAGGAAATAATTATTTTTACATTGATTCTACTTCCAATCAATATTACATAGATCAATATCCAACTGAAACTGATGAATTCTATATTGATGGATACGTCAGTGGAGATCAAGTGGGAATAAGCGGTAAAATATTAAAAAGATTAACATACAATGTTGGAAATGTTAATTATAATAAAATGTTGTTAGCAAAGCCATTAACTTTTCCAACATTTACTGATCCAAACAATCCTAATGCAATTCGCAACAGCACTTTTAAAGAAAATTATTTAATAAAAATAAATTCAAATTATTTTTATTCGATTATTTCAGAGGTAAATATAAGTTCAACTGATTATCTTTATATTTCAGGAAGGTTTGAGGATTGGGGAACAATTTCAAGTGGTGGAAGCTCTGTCAATTACGAATTAATTCAGTATATTGAAAATTCTACAACAATTTTGGGAAATAGTTTTGATTATATTGACAGGTCTAGTAATAACTTGATAACGTATCAAACTGCTAATTCTTCTCCATTTGCGTTAGCTGATTTTGCTAATGGACCCAAGTCTGTTTCGATTCAAGAAGAAAGTATTGGTTATACTATTTTAACTAGAGACAGTAAGAAAATCGAAGGGAAAATATGAACGATTTATCAAAATGTATTGGTCATGTGACAGGAAAAATCATCAATAAGAATGGCGAAGAAAGTAACATTGATTTCAGCAATGCTGTTCTTATTGGTGGTAGATCTGAATTAGTTAAAGTTCTTGCCAACAAAATTGATGGCATTTACAATCAGTTTGTCTCTAGAATGATTTTTGGTGATGGTGGAACTGATGGAACTACCACAAGATATGTAGATGCAGATAGAACAGGTCTTTTTGGTTTGACTAGAGCAAACAAGCCAGTTGTTACCAATATTGACTCAACAAACGCTACACAAGTCGTTTTTACATCTGTTCTAAGTTTTGATGATGCAAATGGTTATAATATTTCTGAAATGGCTTTAGTGCTAAACAATGACATTTTATACTCAATGGCAACATTTTCTCCTCTATCAAAAACATCTGATATTCAAATTGTTTGGAATTGGAGAGTAAATTTACTTTGATTTAGACTAAATATGTTACTATGCCAGATATAAGTATAATATCAGTTCCAAGTTATCAACCATTACAGCCTTATTATTATCAGGTTGATAACCTGCCTATCAATGCTCTCGTCCAAAGAGATGATATAATCAACAGTGCTGTAGACACAAATACGGCTATTCTTGAGTCTGCAATTGGAAATACTGGAACTTTAGCGGCTAGACTTGATCAGTCTTTAGAACAAAATGGTAATCTAAAAAGCAATAAGATTAATGAAGCGTTACATAACATTGGTGCTCACGAAGATGGCATGTACAATGGCACTGATTATGTTAGAATGGAATTATCTGAACGTCAAAAACTAGAACTTATTTCTGATGAAGCAACAAACTTAACAATTCAAGTAGATCAAATTAGTAAAACAGTTTTTTTTAATAATGGACCAATTGTATTTAAGAATTCTACAACTATTAGCTTTAATGTAACAGAACCTAACATTATTTCTGCCGAAGTTGCTGTTGGTTTGCAAAATGCACATCGACATTTTTATGGAGTAGAGCCACCTTCAGCTAATTTAAGTCCTGATTACACTAATTATATAACTGGTCTTAATGTTCCATTTGAAGTTGGATCTTTAAGAGTTTATATTAATGGTGTAAGAATTTATAATGATGGATCATTGATTTATGTTCCAACACCATTAGCAACAAATTCATATCAATTAAATGGTTACATTGAAAATGATCTAAGAACTGGATTTACATTAGACAATGCTATAACTTCAATTGATATAATTAGAATTGATTTTGACCTGCCTCTTGATTAACATTACTACATTAATATATGTTAAACAAAATAAAAGAAATACTTGATAAGAATATCGTTGTTAACAGACACAGCGACTATCAAATTGAAAAATTCATCATTGGAAAAGAATTAACATTAGACGCTCAAGCGTGGCAATGTATTCGAGAACTTAAAACAAGATATGAAAGTCTTATAAGTCTTAATATGGAGATTGAAAATATTTTAGATGATATTGAAATTAAAAAAATAGAAATAGAAGAAGAAAAGGAAAAAAATAGCAGAAAAACTCCTTTTTTGGTTAGAAAATTAGAAAGAAGTTTAGCAAATTTACAAATAAATCATAATAAATTGTTAGAAAACAAAGAAAACTATGAAAAAGAATGTGAAGAATTTACAAAAATTTTTGATAAAATTGATTCTAAACATGTTATTAAAAATTGGAATAATACAGAATCTCAAGCTGAATACTTTGAAAATAAATTTAGTAATGAATTAAATTTAGATTTTTTGTTAGGTAATCCTGTAAATAAAGAATTGGTTAGATCGATATTGCAATTAGATAATTCTAGTAAAACAAAAGTTCAATTTTTAAAATTGATAAATACGAGGAAAGGTCTTTTAGGAGATGGTCAGTAAACTAAGTAGTTATGATTTGGGATATCTGGCTGGTGATCTATCAGTATTTCCAGAAGCTATTGATAACTATGATACACTTTATTTTGCTAAAAATAATAGCGAAACAAATTTAACTCAAGCATTGAATTACGGGTCAGATTTAATTATTGTCGAAAATGCAGAAAACTTTTCAGACAAAGGCGTTTTAAGAATTAATTTGCCTGAAAAATATGCTACTTTTCCAGAATATGTTTATTACGAGAAAAGAACCAATCAAACATTTAGTAATTTGGTTCGTGGGTTTGCTGGATCAAGACAAACTAATTGGGACGTTGGAGCGCAAATTATTGGTGGAGTTTTTGCAGACCATCACAACAGCATTAAAGATGCTGTTATAAAAATTGAAAATACTTTAGGTACAGCAGATCTTCCAGCCAGTGGCTCCTTAAACAACATTCTCAAACAACAAGAAATAAAGCTTTTAGCACCAAAGCCATTATTTAGAGCATATCCTCTAAATGGTCCTTCTCCTTTAACTGTAAAATTTCAAAATTTTAGCAATGTAATTGCAAATAAGTTTTTTTGGGACTTCGGAGATGGTGGAACTAGCCTAGAAAGAAACCCAACCCATACTTATTCCAGTGAAGGAAGCTTTGATGTTAAGTTGAGAATTGTAACAAACTTGGGAGCACAAGGACTTGTTGTTAAAAAAGGATATATAACAGCATCAAACGAAATACCAAATTTATTTGTTTATGCTACACCTAGCGTTGGATATTCTGTTCAGACTGCGAACAAAATGGGAATTGAAGCAACAAGTTTTAACTTGATAGATCAGTCTGGTGGAGACATAGTAGAAAGATTTTGGGTATTTGAAGATGGTGGTAACCAAAGACAAGTTAACCCAAATATACACTACACAACCCATAAATACCAAAGAGCAGGAACATATATGCCAACTTTGTTAATAACACTAAGAGGCAATCAAGTAAATAAAATTATAGTTTCAAATCCAGTAAAGGTGTTATAATGACAGATAAATTTCAAGGCAAAAATAAAGAGCATATTTTAAGTCTCACGCCAGTTGCTCCTCCATCTTGTGGATTTGTAGCAGTATCAGATTTATATTCCCAGTTTTCTGAAGATGGATCATCTTGGACAGCTGGAACCATGCCAATAGGTGGAGATTGTGTAACTTTTGGCGATAACAGATATGTAGCTATAAATATTTCACAATATTCAGCAATTCAATCAATTGATGGAATTAATTGGACATTTAGCGACTTACCATACATTACTTCTGTTACTTGGTCTTCAATTGCCTACGGTAATAACAAATTCGTACTTGTTTCATATGATAGCAGTTACTATGCAACATCTGTTGATGGTGTTTCTTGGGCTGGTTCTAATGTTGGCAATTTGCCATCGGTTGAGTATTGGGATTCCATTAATTATGTAAATGATTTATTTATTGTTCTTGGAACAAACAAAATACTCACGTCAACTGATGCTGAAACATGGAATGAAATTACGTTAAGTGGCATAACAATACTAACTTACAACGCATCTGTTGTTTATGGTAATGGTTATTATGTAACAATGGATGGTGGATTTAAAAGCGTTTGGTCAACAGATGCTTCTACATGGAATGCTTCCAACATTACAACTTCTTCATTCCCAGATGGGTTAAAAGATGTAGCATTTGGAAACGGAGTATTTGTTGCAATCGGCAACAACAGTGACAAAGTCATTTATTCTGATGACGGTCAAATCTGGATAGAAGCTGATTTGGTATCAGCTAAAGCTTGGAATAGAATCGTTTTTGGTGATAACACATTCACAATACTATCAAATGATACCATATCTTTATCTTCAGACGGAATAAACTGGACAGAAAACACTCTTCCTAATGACTTTGGATATAAAGACATTGTTTATGGATGCATAACATCACCACCAGCACTTGATTGTAATTTTGTTGCAATTGGCGACTATGTGTCTGTTGCTTCTCAAGATGGTGTTACATGGGCAGATGGTACAACAGAAATTGCTCCACAATCAATGTTTGGAGTTACTTTCGGCAATAACAAGTATGTCGCTGTTGGTGGTTCTAAGGCAATTTATAGTTTTAATGGTACAAGTTGGATTGATAGTAACGATCCCACAATATCAGGATTACTTAAAGTCGTTTATGGCTCATTTGGTAATTATTTAGCAATTTCCTATGGAACAGATGATTATTTCACTTCAAATGATGGAGAAACTTGGACTTTACGGACAATGCCGTCAAGCTCTACTTGGTTTTCAATTTCTTATGTAAATAATA